GGCTGCATGACCTACAAATTCATGCAAACGCCCAATGCGCCCGAATGGCAATGGTGGGCATACGGCATGATGGTGGGCGGCTATGCTTTGATTAAACGCGGCATTGCTGCCGTGCCACAAGTGGCGCAAATCGCGCAGAAAGGTCAAAACGATGTGGGCAATGTTGAATAAATACCGCTACGCAGTTTATTTCACGCTGTTTTTGTCATTGATTGCGTGTGCGTGGGGCAGCGGTTATTTATCGGCAAAACGTCATTATGTTGCTCAAATAAGCAGCCTGCACCTCTACAACCGCGCCTTTGGCTACACCGATTAAACGAGCGGTGTTACTGCCCATCTCTTCCGAGCTATTGGTGGTTTACGAGCGTCCCGAACGCCCCACCGATGGCTCACCCGAACAACTGTTAAACCACGCAGTGCGCTATGGCACGTATTGCCAAAAATTAGAAACGCAAGTTTCAGGCTGGCTGGCGTGGTACAAGAAAGCCCAACATGACTGATTTTATTGACCGCGCTTGCGAAAACGAAGAGCGATTCCGCGAACAAGCGTTGGCGCAATTCAGGCAGCCTGAAAACAACGAGCCGTCCGCCACACATTGCGAAGAATGTGGAGACTCAATCCCCGAAGCACGACAACGCATTGTTTCAGGTTGTCGTTTGTGCGTGATTTGCCAAACTTTGAAAGAAATAAATGGATAACAAAACTTTTATCAGCATTGAATTTTGGCAACTTGTCAGCTTTTTGTTGTCGTTTTTGGCGGTGTGCTGGGGCTTTGGCAAAATGCTGTTAAGTCAATTTCAGGCGCAACAAGATGAACGCCAAAGACAGCAAGACCGCCTATCTGAAAACTTTGAAAAACTACAAACGCAATTTGCCGAACAAAAAGCCTTGCTGCCTGAAAAATTTGTCTTGCGTGAAGACTACATTCGCAATCAAGCGATTTTAGAAGCCAAAATGGACAGTATTCAAAAGACTTTGACCGACCTTTACAAAATGGAAAGCGCGAAAAAATGAACGAAAAATACCGCCGCGAAGGTATGCGTTGGCACATCATCAACACGCTGAACAAAGCTCGCCCCTACACATCAAGCGAAGTCTTTTTATTGGACGTAATGCGTGGCATTTATCCCAATGTAACCGCCCTAGAATTACGCCAACAGCTTGAATATTTGCAAGACCGCAAACTCTTGGATTTAACCAAACAGCCAAGCGGAATGTGGTTTGCCGATTTAAACCGTTTGGGTGTGGATATTGCCGAATACACGATTGAGTGTCAGGCTGGCATTGCCCGACCTGAAAAATACTGGGAGAGCTGATATGTCGCCACGCAGTAGCATGGAATTGCTGCCTGAAAACGTCCGCCGCGAATTTGAACGCCGTTTGATTGAAAACGGTTTTGCCAATTACACCGAATTGGCGGCGTGGCTCAATGAACAGGGTTTTCAAATTAGCCGTTCCGCCGTGCATCGCCACGGATACAAAATCCAACGCCGTTTGCAAGCCATTAAGGAAAGCACCGAAGCCGCCAAGTTAATTGTCGCCAATGCCGATGATGAAAACGACAGCCGCAGCGAAGCCTTGATGGCATTGTTGCAAAATCAGTTGTTTGAAGCCTTGGTGGACATCAGCGAAAAAGACAGCGAAGAGCTTGCACCCGAGGCGCGGTTTGATTTGTTGAGCGAGGGCGGTAAACGTATTGCAGGGTTGATTTCTGCATCCACGCGCTTAAAAGAATATCAAAACAAGGTCAAATCACGCGCCCTAGCCGCTGCCGATGAAGTCGCCAAAGCCGTGAAAAAAGGCGGCTTATCAGACGAAACCGCCGCACAAAATCCGTAAACAAATTATAGGGATTACGACATGAGCGAAACCATTTTCAAGCAGCCTGAAAGCCGCACCCCTATGGTTTTACTGCCGTATCAACAACGCTGGATTGCCGACCCAAACCCAGTAAAAATCTGCGAAAAATCACGCCGCATCGGTTTGTCGTGGGCGGAGGCGGCGGATAGCGCGTTGCTCGCCGCGCAAACCAACGGCATGAACGTGTGGTACATCGGCTACAACAAAGACATGGCATTGGAATTCATCAACGATTGCGGCAACTGGGCAAAATTTTACGGCTTGGCGGCTGGCGAAATTGAAGAAACCGAAGAAGTGTTTGTAGAAGGCGATGACAAACAAGCGATTTTGGCGTTCATTATTCGCTTTGCATCAGGCTTTCGCATTACTGCTTTATCCAGCCGCCCGAACAATTTGCGCGGTAAACAAGGGCGCGTGATTTTGGACGAAGCAGCGTTCCACGATGATTTGCCCGAGCTGCTCAAAGCAGCGATGGCGTTGCTGATGTGGGGCGGACAGGTTCACATCATTTCCACGCACGATGGCGTGGATAACCCATTTAATGAGTTAATCAACGACTGCCGCGCAGGCAAAAAACCGTATTCCATGCATCGCATTACCTTTGATGATGCGCTACAAGATGGCTTATATCAACGCATTTGTTTACGGTTAGGCAAAGAGTGGACGGAGCAAGCCGAACGCGAATGGGTTGCCGAAATCCGCGCCAGTTACGGCGATGATGCCAGTGAAGAGCTGGACTGCATTCCCAAAAATGGTGGTGGTAAATGGCTGAACCGCACGTTGATTGAAAGCCGAATGTCGCCGTTCACGCCTGTGTTGCGTTACGACCAAACGGATAATTTCCAGTTACTGCCCGAACATCAACGCGCCGCCGAAGTGCAAGACTGGCTTTCAGGTAGCCTGCACCCTTATTTGCAGCAATTGGACAACACGCGCCACAGCTTTGTCGGTGTAGATTTTGCCCGAAATGGCGACCGCACCGCAATTGTGCCACTCATTCAACAGCCTGATTTAATGCTCAAAACGCCGTTTATCTTGGAATTGGGCAATATGCCGTTTAAGCAGCAAGAGCAGATTTGCGCGTATCTGTTGGTGGGTTTGCCAAATTTATTGGGTGCGGCGTTGGACGCTCGTGGTAATGGTCAGTATTTAGCCGAAGCCATGCAAGACCAGTTTGGTGGCGAGTGCGTACAAGCCGTGATGTTGTCTGAAAACTGGTATCGCAGCCACACTGCACCATTTAAAGCAGCATTGGAAGACGGCACGCTGGACGGCTTACCACGTGATGAAGAAATCTTGGCGGACTTGCGCGCCTTTGAATTGATTAAAGGTATCCCACGCATTCCTGACACGCGCACACGTGGTGCGGACGGCAACAAACGCCACGGCGATACCGCAATCGCACTGCTTTTGGCACATTATGCTAGCCGAGAGTTAAATGTTGGTGCGGTGCGTGTCAGCAGCCGAGCCGTGCGCCGAAGTAGCCGATTAACAGACGGATTTTGATTTCAGGCAGCCTGAAAACTGGAAAGATTTATGAAACCCCACATTAAACTCAAAACCCCCAATGGCACAATTCTTGCCACACCCGAACAAATGGCAAGCCAAATCGCGGTTTCAGCGCGATTTGGTATGCACGGCTTTAATGGCTGGCTGCCCAATCCCGACCCGATTTTACGCAAAATGGGGCGACACATTGATGTATACCGCGAATTGTTGCGTGACCCATTGGTAGGTGGACAAGTTCGCAGACGCAAAGCCACCGTTGCACGTTTGGAATGGCGATTAGTCGGCGATGATGTACCGCAAAATGTCCGCGATACAGTGCAGGCTGCCTCTAAAAAATATATGATAGTTTCAAAGTAATAAAAGTAATGTTGAACGCGANNTTGCATGGTTATCAGCCAATAGAATAGTCGGCTCGCAACGTGATAAATTGTGGCT